ATGTTTACCCTCTGAAATACACAAAAAAGAGCATGGAAGAAAAGACAGCAAAGTAACTAAAAAGACATTAAAGATCAAGGACATAGAGACTCTAGAGATCTGTTGTGTTAATACAACATTAATGCAGACTAGAAAGTGTGCACAGGAGGACTGCCATAGAGCCTCTTGAGGTCTCTAAAGTGTCCACAAGAGGTCTATGAAGATAGTAGACAAAAAAGATACAAATAAATACAAAAAAGACTTGACATTCCTAAAAAGGACTGTATAATTCTCTATGAAGTTATACTGGATGACTTTAAAGTTTCAATCGAGGTGACTAAGGTGTTCACCAAGGTGTATTAGCAATAGTGTGGTATTTATAATACTACTACTCTATAATTATAAACTTACTTTAATACTCTTTAATTAAGTTTCATTAAAGTTCATTAAAGTAACTTTATAGTGTCTTTGTCAATTTACTGTCTATGTCCTTACTGAAAGGGTAAACATGGAAACTAAGAAATGTACGTCTTGTAATGAAGACCTAGGTTTATTGTCTTTTGGTAAACATAAGAAAACCAAGGATGGTTTACAGTCTATTTGTAAACAATGTAACAATAAGCTTGTAAAAGCATGGCGTGATAGTCATTTAGAAGAAGCGCGTCAAAGTACTAAGAAGTGGCGTAGTGAGCATAAAGAATACGATGTTGCTAAGACAGCAAAAAGAAAAGCTCTTAAACTGTCTTCAACACCCAAGTGGGCCGATAAAGAAAGAATCAAAACAGAATACGCTTTAGCCCAGTGGTGTACTGATGTCATGAACGAGGCGTACCATGTTGACCATATCGTTCCTTTAAAAGGTAAAACAGTCTGTGGTCTTCATGTAGAAGCGAATTTACGTGTAATCCCTGCTTCTGAGAACATTAGTAAAAGCAATCGCAGTTGGCCTGATATGTGGGAGACTACGGTATGACAGAAGAAGTAGTCACTAAACGTAAGGCAGGAAGGCCCAAGAAAGGCGAGATAGTCGCCAAGAAGAAGGGCAACAGAGAGTTACGAGGTCGTCCAGCAGGGGACAAAGCTATCATGGATGAGTACAAAGCTAGAATGCTTAACTCACCCAAAAGTGCTAGGGTACTAGAAGCTATCTTCGATGCAGCCTTAGATCCTGAACACAAGGCCCAGAGTGCAGCATGGAAACTAATTGTAGACAGGATTGTCCCTGTATCGTCTTTTGAACAAGTTAAACAAGGCGGTGGTACTCCTAGCATTGTCATTAATGTGTCTGGTATGTCTTCGCCTGTGGTTGAAGCTGAAGAAGTTAATTACGAGATTGAAGACGTAGAAGTCAAGGATGTCGAATAATGGCTGAACTTAACTTTAAGCTTCTACGTTGGCAGCAGTCCGTCTTCGCTGATAAGCATCGCTTCAAGGTCGTAGCAGCAGGACGACGATGTGGTAAGTCTAGACTCTCAGCTGTGACTCTGCTCATTGAGGCTCTGAACTGTCCTGAAGGCTCCGCTGTGATGTACATAGCCCCTACCCTAGGACAAGCCCGGACGATTATGTGGGACTTGTTGCTAGACCTAGGTAGACCTGTCATCAAGACCTCCCATGTCAACAACTTGGAGATTACCCTCGTTAACGGTAGGAAGATCTTAGTACGAGGTGCTGATAATCCTGATTCTCTACGGGGTGTATCTCTTACTTACGTAGTGTTAGATGAGTGTGCCTTTATCAAAGAAGACACATGGCAGAAGATCATTCGAGCTTCCCTGTCTGACAAGAAGGGTAGAGCCTTATTTATTTCCACACCTAGTGGACGTAACTGGTTCTACGATCTGTTCAACCTCGGTCAAGAAGAGACTGATGAGGAATGGAAGAGCTGGCACTACACCACCAAGGATAACGAGACTATCGATCCTAAGGAGATTGAAGCTGCTGAGAGAACTCTAAGCTCCTTCGCCTTCAAGCAAGAATACTTGTCTTCCTTCGATACAGCAGGTTCAGATCTATTTAAAGAAGAATGGTTAAAGTACAAAGATGAACCTCAATATGGTGACTACGTCATTGCGATTGACTTGGCGGGTTTTGAAGATGTGGCTAAGAACGCGGGAGCCTCTAAGAAGCGTCTAGATGAATCAGCCATTACCGTCTGTAAGATCTTAGACAATGGTGACTGGTGGGTCAAGAAGATCGATCATGGTCGTTGGGATATTAGAATGACCGCTTCTAAGATCCTCATGGCAATTAGAGATCATCGTCCAGTAGCAGTAGGGATTGAACGAGGCGCACTTAAAAACGCTGTGCTTCCCTATCTGAACGACTTAATGCGTAAAAACAACGTGTACAGCCACATTCATGATCTCACCCACGGCAATAAAAAGAAAGCAGACCGTATTGTGTGGGCTTTGCAAGGCCGTATGGAACATGGGCGTGTATCTTTTAACGTAGACGAAGATTGGCGTGAGTTTGAAGACCAGCTTCTAATGTTTCCCTCTACAGGCGTACATGACGACTTAGTGGACTCTTTAGCTTATTGTGACCAGTTGGCAATTACTACTTACCAGCAGGACTATGAAGACGACGAATGGGAACCGCTTGACACAATCAGTGGATTCTGATATAAACGTATCTATGAAATACTGTCCTCATTGTCAAACAAGTAAGCTCTTGACTGACTTTTCTAAGAATAAGAGTAGAAAAGACGGTTTGATGGGCTACTGTAAGCCTTGTCAGCAAGAGAAAAGAAAGATAAGCGATCAAAAGTATAAAGAAGATCGTAATGCTTCTGCAAGACAATGGCGTAGTGAAAACCGGGATGCTCATTTAGCTACGTTAAAGCGATATAGGAATAAGCGGCAATCGGTTAGGACAGCTTTACAAATGAAACGTAAGGCAGCTAAGTTGCAGCGAACACCTGCTTGGCTAACTGACTTTGATTTGTTACACATTCAATGCCTGTACCAAGTAGCTGCTATGCGTACAAGGGAAAGCGGATATGAGTGGCACGTAGATCACGTTATTCCACTACAAGGTAAGACGGTAAGCGGTTTACACGTTCCTTCTAATCTTAGGGTTATCCCTGCCGTTGACAATTTACAGAAATCAAATAAATACTAAGGAATACTATGGGTCTCTACAGTAATATTAATGCTAAACGTAAGCGCATCGCAGCTGGCTCAGGTGAGACCATGCGTAAGGTAGGCAGTAAAGGCGCTCCTACAGCGATGGACTTCAAGGAATCAGCTAAGACTGCTAAGAAGCCTAAAAAGGGTAAAAAGAATGGCTACTAAGAAACCAAAAGATGCTCGTTTAGAGAGAGCTGGCGTAGACGGTTACAACAAGCCTAAAGCTACTCCTGACCACCCAACTAAGAGCCATGTCGTAGTTGCCAAAGAAGGTGACGAGATTAAGTTGATCCGCTTCGGTCAGCAAGGCGTAGAAGGTAGTCCTGATGGTTCAGCTCGTAACAAAGCCTTCAAAGACCGTCACGCTAAGAACATCGCTAAAGGTAAGATGTCAGCAGCTTACTGGGCTAATAAGGTTAAGTGGTAATAATAAACTACTTGACAAATTACTACTTTTGTGATATATTCCGCACCATATAATTAGGATACCTAATGGCTGAAAACATGAATAACGACGAGGCTCAGTTTGAAGAGCCATCTGAGAACGACAAAGAACTCGTATCGTGGGTGATGGATCACTGTGAGCGTTGGCGAGAGTTCCGCGACTCTAACTACATTGATAACTGGGAAGAGTACGAGCGTATCTTCCGTGGTCAATGGCAAGCTAGTGACTCCACACGTGAGTCAGAGCGTTCACGTATCATCTCCCCTGCCACTCAGCAAGCTGTTGAGACATCCCATGCTGAGATCATGGAAGCTGTGTTCGGTCAAGGTGAGTTCTTCGACATTGAAGATGACGTGAAGGACATTAACGGTCAGCCTATCGACGTAGGCATGTTGAAGGCCATGATGATGGAAGACTTCAACAAGGACAAGATCCGTAAGAGTATCGACCAGATTGGCTTGATGGCTAAGATCTACGGTACAGGTATCGGTGAGTTGGTCGTTAAGACTGTCAAAGAGTACATTCCAACTACTCAGGCTATCCCCGGTGTGATGGGTCAAGCAGCCATTGGAGTCGTTGAGAAGGATCGTATCTCTGTCTCGTTGAACCCTATCAACCCTAAGAACTTCTTGTTTGACCCTAACGGTACATCAGTGGATGATTGTATGGGTGTAGCGATTGAGAAGCCTGTGAGCTTGCATAAGATCGTAGCTGGTATGGAGTCAGGTATCTATCGCAAGGTAGACATCTCTCCTTACATGGACGATGACTCTCTAGAGGCTACTCAGGAACTGCGTCAGTACCAAGACGGTAAAGCTACGATGCTCACGTACTACGGCTTAGTGCCTCGTGAGTACTTGATGCAGCTAGAAGGTGACGGTAAGGAAGTTGTAGATCTTTTCCCTGAAGACTCCGCAGCTGATGACTACTCTGACTTGGTAGAGGCTATCATCGTTATCGGTAACGGTTCCTTGCTCCTGAAGGCTGAAGAGAATCCTTACATGATGAAGGATCGTCCTATTATGACGTACCAAGACGATACAGTACCTAACCGTCTGTTGGGTCGAGGTGTCGTTGAGAAGGCTTACAACATGCAGAAGGCCATTGATGCTCAGTATCGTGCCTACTTAGACTCATTGGCGTTGACTACATCGCCCATGATCGCTATGGATGCTACTCGCTTGCCTCGCGGTGCTAAGTTTGAAGTGAAGCCCGGTAAAGCCCTCCTGACTAACGGTAATCCCTCTGAGATTATGATGCCGTTCAAGTTCGGTAGCACAGACGGTAATGCTCCAGCGGCAGCTCAGAACTTTGAGCGTATGCTCCTCCAAGCTACTGGTACGATGGACACCAATGGCATGATCTCCCAAGTCTCCCGTGATGCCTCCCAAGGTGGTATCTCGATGGCTGTGGCTTCCTTGATCAAGAAGAACAAGCGTACCTTGACGAACTTCCAAGAGGACTTCCTGTCTCCTTTCATCAAGAAGGCAGCATTCCGCTTCATGCAGTTCGATCCTGAGCGTTACCCTTCAGCTGACTTGAACTTCGTACCTACTGCAACTCTAGGTATCATGGCTCGTGAGTACGAACAATCTCAGTTCATCGCTCTCTTGCAGACCTTAGGCCCGAATACACCAGTGTTGCCTCTGATCTTGAAGGGTGTTATCGCTAACTCTAGCTTGAGTAACCGCGCTGAGATGATTGCAGCTCTCGATCAGATGGCTCAACCTAACCCTGAAGCACAGCAGATGGAGCAAATGCAGCAGCAACTGGCTATCCAAGCTGCTCAGGCTCAGATTGCAGTCAATACTACACAGGCTGAACGCAATAAAGCTGAGGCTATGAGCACGATTGTGGAGACTCAGTTGAAGCCTCAAGAGGTTCAAGCTAAGATTGTCGCTTCCACGACACAGAATCTCCCAAATAATGATCAATTAGCTGCACAAGAGTTCGATAGGCGTGTTAAAATTGCTGACTTAATGCTTAAAGAAGCTGACATCAAGAATAAATCTAAGATCGTTGAGCTTCAGATGAGCCAGAGTAAGCAAGAGCAGAACAAAGCTGACAACGAATTCCTTAAAAGCCTGACTGAAGGTCTAAATAAATGAAATTAGAAGACTTGGAAGCCAAATTAGGTATCGCTAACATGGGCGAGGAGGAGAAACTCGCTCTAGTTAAGGACATCCAAGCTAATATTCCAGCTTTGAAGGCTGAACAACGTGTCTTAGAGGCTAAAACACAGGCTAACTTGGTCGTTGAAGCTATCAAGAAGATCAAAGAGAGCTTAGAAGCTCGTTTCGATGAGCTTAACGGTATCGTAGACGTTAAAGTACGTGATATTACCTCAGGTAAGGATGGTCTCCAAGGCCCTAAAGGTGATCAAGGTGATCGAGGCTTCGATGGTGTTAACGGTAAAGATGGTTACAACGGCAAAGACGGTATCGATGGTGTAGACGGTAAAGACGGTGTAGGCGTACAAGATGCCTACATTGACTTCGATGGTTCCTTAATCATAAAACTGACTGACGGTAGAGAGTTAAACGTAGGCGAAGTAGTGCCTATGGATGTTGCTGAGAAGATCAAGGTCATCGGTAACGGTGGTGGTACATCTCAGTCTGTCCTCGATAGTTTAACTAGCCTTCAGAACCAAATCAATACTCTAACGGGTATCGATGGTACGCTCGGTACGATGGCTCAACAAGATGCCAATAACGTAGCCATCACAGGCGGTACAATCAACGGAGCTACAGTAGGCGCTACAACCCCTGCCGCTGGTACGTTTACTACGTTGGGTGTCACTACATCAATCAACGCTGCTGGTGCTGGTGCTAACGTAGATTTGAACGCGAATGCCAAAGGTACTGGTAACGTAATAATTACCCCACAAAGCACAAATGCGGTAGGTCTAGTTATTGCAGCTCCTGCTGGATCAACATCAAATTCAGGCCGTTTGTTTTTTGATTCGTCTGCTGGTGTTTCTGCAATTGCAAACATTGGTGGAAATCAACTTTCCTTTAGAACTGCTGCAACTATTGGGTCAAGTACAGGCTCAGAGCAAATGCGTGTATCCCACACAGCCTCTGCTGTGAACTACGTACAGGTTACTGGTGCGGCTACTGGCGGTTCTCCAACAATTTCAACCCTTGGAACAGATACAACTCAAACATTGACTTTACAAGGTCGTGGAAGTGCTGGGGCCGTTGTATTAGGAACTGGTTTTGGAACATACTTTAAAGCAGTAGGCGCTGCTGGTGCAACCGTTGTAAACAACCTTCAAGCGCAAGGTTCTGCAACAACTATTGCTCCCGTCTTATCAGCTCAAGGCTCAGACACAAACATCCCCCTAGTCCTTCAACCAAAAGGCACAGGAGCCTTACAAGCCCAACAGACAGACTCTACAGCCACAGGTGGTAATGCTAGGGGTGCTTACGCAACTGATTTCCAAAAAAGCAGGGTTGCAGCTACCCAAGTTGCTAGTGGCTCATATGGTTTTATTGGTGGTGGAGATTCAAACGCATCGGCGGCTTTTGGAAGTGTGGTTGTCGGTGGCTCTACTAACAGTACGACAGGCGGAGCATACAACGCTATTCTTGGTGGAGTTTCCAATTCCACTGGGTCAAATGGTCAAGTCATCACTATGGGCGGTGGTCACGCAAACTCTGCCCAAGGGTATTTTAATTTTGTAGGTGGTGGTTACGCAAACTCAGGAACATCTGGCTCTGCGGTAACAACTCAGTCAGCCACGATGAACGGTACAACCGCCGTTACATTGTCTGGGTCTAATGCTTCTATAAAGGTAGGCCAGTTAATTACTGGAACTTCTATTGGAACTTATCCGCACACTTACGTTGCCGCAATCTCAGGTACATCCCTGACGCTATCGCAAGCAGCTAGTGGCTCATCAACATCAACCCTATCTTTCTACACCCCTCACGGAGTAGTAGTAGGTGGAGGTAACAACCAAGCCACAGGCTCTTACAGTTTCATCGGTGGCGGTGGTGACGCTGGTACTGCTGCGAATAGGAACGTGGCTAGTGGGGATTGGAGCTTTGTTGGTGGTGGTATTAAAAATACCGCTAGTGGAGAAGCATCTGTAGTGGCAGGCGGAGGTCAACAGTTTGGTTCTATTAGTGGAAACACTGCAAGCGGAGTTGCATCATTTATTGGTGGTGGTTTTGGTAACGTAGCAAGTTCTGTTGGCTCTGTTGCTGTTGGCGGCTATCAAAATACTTCTAACAGTACTTTTGCTTTTGCTTACGGTCGTTATGGAAATACTAGGTCTATTCAAAATTACTCTGCATTTGGTGGCGGAGCGCCAATAGCTGCTGGAAGCGGTCTTAACCAATCAGGTTTGCTAATTATTGCTAAGCAAACAACCGATGCAACAGCAACTGTTTTAACTTGTGATGGCGGTGTTGCATCTTCAGTCAACCAAGTAATCCTACCCAACAACTCAGCCTACACTTTCCGAGGTGAAATTGTTTCAGGTGTTACAGGCGGTGGAAACTCAAAGAGTTGGACTATTGAAGGTCTAATTAAGCGTGGTGCAAACGCCGCATCTACTACTCTTGTTGGTAGTACCGTAACATCAATGTACGCTGACGTAGGCGCGGCAACTTGGACTATTGCTTTATCAGCGGACACAACCAACGGTGGTTTAGCAGTAACTTTTACAGGGCAAGCAGGTACGACAATACGAACTGTCTGTCAGGTACGTACAACAGAAATGACTTTTTAAGGACTAACATGGCACTCAAAATCACAGCAATCAATTCCACGAACGGACAGCCTGAGACTCAAGCCTACGCTCGTATCACTAACTTCTTCGGCACTAAAGACCAGATTCAAGTACAAGTTGAGGTTCACGCTACTGAGGCTGCTCGTCAACAAGGTTGGCCTTCAGTTGCCCAACACGCTCACTACATCAACATGGAAGACCTCTCAGGTGACTTGATTCCAGCTATGTACTCCGTGTTGAAGACTCTGACCGTGTACCAAGGCGCTGAGGACGTTTAATAATAAATAAATGTAAATATTTACTATAAAGTGCTTGACAAAGAGTACTTTTTAGTATACATTACATACTTATTAACTAAGAGGTTCTCCTTATATGGATAAAGAACTAACTGTACAAGATTTATCGAAATTCTACGATGATGCCTTCGACATGATGTCCACTCAAGGGTGGAAAGATCTCATGGAAGACATCCTCAAAGTAAAGAATAGCTACGACAAACTATCTTCTGTCACGGAAACACACCCTCTAGACTTTCGTCGTGGACAGATGGATATTTTGAACTGGTTATATGGCTTGAAGGAAGCCTA